GAGCGCCGCGACGTTGATCACGTTGGTGCTCGTGCCCGCCGGGACCACGATGGTGCCGGTCGGGCCGACGACGGTCGAGCCGGTCGCGTTGGTGTAGCTGAGCGCCACCTGATAGGTGCCCGGCGCGATCGTGCCGCCCGTCGTGGCGGTCGTCAGGGTCGGCGCGGGCGGCGCGGACGCGACCACCGTGGCCGCGGCGTAGATCTGCGGCCCGGTCACCTGGACACGCACGAACTTGGTCGCCCCGGCGCGCAGGGTGTTCAGCAGCGCCATGCCGGCCGCGTCGGCCTCGACCCTGATCGCCAGGTCGAGTTTCGGCAGCGTTTCGATGTGCGCCGCCCAGGACGGATTGGCGCTGTTGAGCGTCCACAACGGGCCGAACTTGCTGGCGAGCTTGAAACTGCCCGACAGGGAGCGCAGGAACTTGGTCTGACCGATCGCGCCGGGCGTGTCGTCGAGGAACGTGTCCATCTGCGCGGGGATCATCGGGAAAAGCGGCTGGCTGACCGGGCTGCCGGTCATGGTGACGCCGTCCTGTAGCCGTTGCCCGAACATGGTCGCGTTCAGGTCGAACTTCTGGCGACTCCAGGTCAGGCCGAACTCCGAGAAGATCCCGTAGGGGAAGCGCTGCGCGCGCACCGGCGAGCCCTGCTCGACCGTGTAGGTCTGCGGCGTGTCCTCGGTCGTGGTGCTCGGCTGGAACTGCCAGCGATATGCCCCGGTCGGCGTCGCCCCGTCCATGATCTGCGTCGGCGCGGCGCTGGCGAAGCACGACGCGAGGATGTACTGCAACTCGTTGAACGTCGGGATGCCGATGACCGTCGCCGCCGACCACTCGCGCCCTTCCGGCACCACCGCGTCGTACTTGGTGCCGTAGGGGCGGAAGGCGTTGGTCTCGGCCATGATCTCCGGCTCGATGGAGATCGACTGCAAGCGGCGATTCGCGGGGACCAGCGTCCCCGGCGAGACTTCGATCCCCAGCTGAACACCCTGGGTAACTGTGGCGCGCTCTGGCATGGCTGGCACTCCTTTGTGCTAGGCGTCCGGGCTACGTCGCCTGGACCTCGAAACGGTACATCCCGCCCAGGTGGCGGTAGCTAACGCCGTTGGCGTTCTCGGCGAGCTTGAACGGGGCCTCCCGCGTGCAGGAGAGGATCAGGCCGCCCGGTACGGCGACGTTGCGCGCCCCGTGGAGGAGTTGGTCGGCGCGTTTGGCGGCGGGGCGCGCGGCGTCGTAGGACGTGCCCATGACCGTCGCCTTGACGAGGTAGAGCGGGCGGGCCATGATCCGCGCCTGCCCCACCCCGAGCGTGTCCGCCCCGCCCGACAGCATGGCGAAGGCGTAGAACGGGTAGGGCGCGTCCTCGTCCGCGAGGTCCGCGTAGACCGCCGCGCCATCCGCGCCGAGCACGGCGACGAGCCAGCGGTCGATCAGGTCCGTCTCGGTGCCGACAAACGCGCTCATCACAGGCCCAACCCACCGGCACTGGCGAATAGGGAATCGAGGATGCCGCGCACCTGATCGGTCGCGGGGACGAGGTACGGGTGCGCGGCCATGAACCGCGTCCCGAATTCCTGATAGATGGCATACGTGATCGGCGTCCCCACCGTGGCGGTGAGCGCCCCGGTCAGCTCCACCGCGATCGAGTCGCGGAGCGCCCCGGTGCGGACCGGGGCCAGCACCTTCGCGAGGAGGGCGATCTCCTCGGCGGCGGCGTTGACCAGCGCGGCGAGCGCCTCGGGGAGGCGACCGGCGATCTCCGGGAAGCGATTGACGATGACCACGCGCATGCTGACCATCAGCCCACCTCCTTGCACACCGCCCGGTAGTCCTTGCTGTACGCCCCGCCCCGCAACACGCCGCCGATCTGGAACGTGCGCCCCGCGATCAGCAGCGTGTCGGTCGGGCGGAGGTCCGTACCCCAGGGCAGGCTCACCGTGTAGGCGACGACCCATTGCAGGGCATCGGCGATCGTCCGCTCGTCGCCGCCACCGGCGGGGCGCAACCGGCACGGCACGGTCGCCACGATGGCCGTCGCCGTGGTACTGCCGCCCGCGCTGTCCTTCGTCCGCGTCGCCCGCTGGATGGCGCAGGAGTCGGGCATCGCCAGGGTCGCGTCCGTGCGCGCCTGGGCGACCTCGGCAGCGGTGAAGAGTAAGGCCGACACTTAGGCCGCCTCGCCCGGTGCGGGATCCGGAGGCACCTCGGCTGGTGCCTCCGACGGTGCCTCGTCCGCGTCCGCGTAGGGTCGCCCGTCCTCGAAGCGGTCGATACGGAAGCCCCGGCGCTCGTAGAGTTCGCGATAGACATCCACGGTGACGCCGTACCGCTCGCCGCTCTGATCGTTGACGATCTCGACGCGCTGCTGCCCTTCGTCCTGCATGATCACCATCCTCTCGTCGTACTATTGGTGCGGTAGTACGGATCACCGCCGATCTCAGGACTGTTGCTGTCGATCGGCCCGAACGGTCGTGGCCCGGTCGGCGGCGTCTCGATCGCCACGTTGGTCAGCGGTTGCAGCGCCGCGCCGCGCATCCCGCGCGACTTCTTCTCGACATCGGTGATCTCGTCCTGGGTCGCCTTCCGCAGCGCGTTCAGCGTGTCGATCTGCTGGTGCCCTTGCTTGGAGAGTCCGTCGATCGTGGTGTTGACGACCGCCTGCAAGCCCCCGATACGAATATCGAACGCCTCGCGCTGCGTGTAGAGCGCCTGCAAACGCGGCGACACTTGCGCCTTGTCCGCGTAGCTCGCCCAGATCACGGGCAGCAGTGCGGCGATTGTCCCGGTGGGGGTATCGCCTACTTTCGCCATGATCATGGCCTGGACCTGCGCGACCGTGACGCCCGACATCGGTTACGCCCCACTCGGCAGCGGGCCGGTGACCACGGTGTTGTCCGGGTTGACCGCCACGGCGAGCTCCGCCGGGGTCGTCGCCACCGAGGCGGGGACGATCGGCAGGGTCGGTGGGCTGTCCGTCCGCACCGCCTCGGCCAGGGTCATGGTCTCCGGCGCGGCCTCGTCCGCGTGCGGGACCAGCGCGCCGAGCGCGAGCAGGCGGTCGATGTTGTCCTGATCGACGCTGCCATCCTCCGCGAGCGGCAACTCGTCCGCGTGGACCGTCTCGCCGCGCTGCCATTCCCCGAGCGCGTCCGCGCCCACCAGATACCGCTGCGTCTGATCCTGCGCCTCGTCGCGCTTGCTCTTCCGTGCCATCGTGCGGCGCTCCTTTCTCGTCGTGTATCGGGCCGGAATTAGACGTTCATGCGGACAATTGCACTTGGGAAGTACAGGGCACAGCCACCGTTATGGCCGTCGTGAACCTCGATCTGGCGCGGGGGCCGCTTGGTCGTCTCCAGCGTGTCCACCACCGACATGTAGGGACCGGCGGCGGCGTTGGGGTTGGTGGCGTTGCGCGTGAATTTGTACTCGCCGATCGCCGCGCCGTCGCTGCGCTTGCCGACGACGATGACCACGCCGTCGCCGATGAACGGCTGGAACGTCTGCGTCTCGTCTTTGTAGCCGCCGTCGTAGATGCGGATCGTCGGCAACCCGTCGCCCCCGAGGAGTTGGTTGAGTTGCGCCTCGCTGTTGTACGTGCCGAGCCCCGCCGTGCGGCGACCGTAGATGTCCTGGTTGTTGGTGTTGGTGAAGAGCCGGTTCGCCGTGATCTGATTCATCCAGGCGGTCGCGGTCGGGCCGAAACTGACCGAGTGGCCGCGCTGGCGCAGTTGCACGGCGCGGAAGTCGGCGAGCGGGCCGGCGGTGGCGATCGTCGCCCACGGCACGGGCGCGGCGTAGGTCTGCATGGTGTAGGAGTCGGTGTGCAGGATCGCGCCAGACGGACCCGGCACGGCGAAGGTGCCGGTGCTGAGCAGGGTCCAGACGATCGACTCCACGCGGTCCAGGCGGCGACCGAGCAAGCGGCGCTGCTCCCGCATGACCAACCCGCTGATGTCCACCGGGACGCCGAACGTGCCGAACTGGCGACGTAGGGTGATCTCGGTCTCATCGATCGGCGAGTACTCGCCGTAGACGCCGGGGCTCAGCGAGAACCGTTTCCCGCCGAGCTTATTGATCTTCGGCGGCTGGCCATCGAGGCCGCGCGCCTGCTGCAAGCCGGTGTAATCATCTTCCTGCTCCCACATCACCAACGACTGGTCGTCATTGACCATCGGGAACACCTGGAACACGGGGCGGTCCTGCACCAACTGCGGCAGATAGTCCTGGGCGATCTCGTGTAGCTCCCCACTGGTCGGGAACAAATAATCTGGCATCGCGCGCTACTCCTTTGTAGTTGGCCGACCCCCGCGCCATTGCGGGGGGCGACCCGACACATCAGCGTGTCAGCACCGGCACATCGTCGTGCCGGGCGCTAGGCTCAGAACACGACGATCCCGCTGGCAATCGTGCCCTCGATGATCCTCGCGGCCAGCTTGGTGATCGCGTTGGCATCCAGCCCGACAAGCTCCTGGCAGCGGAATGACCCGCCCATGTAGGCCGGGGCCGCCTTGCCGAAGTACTGGCCCTGTTCGCCCGCCCCCGGCGTGGTGCCGAGCGTCACGTTGCCGTTGGCGTCCACGACACAGGCGTACATCAGGATCAGCGCCGGATTCTGCGAGCCGTCCGTACTGGCGCTCGCATACGGCTTGTAGGTGCCCGGTGTCGCGGTGACCTCACCGAGCAGGGTGCCCATCGCGTAGGTACCGGTCACGAGCGCGACGTTGATCTCCGGGTGCGGGATGTCCGGGAAGAGGTAATCCAGGCGATTCTTCGTGGTGTAGGTGGTGATCGGTGCGATTGGCATGGTCGGCACTCCTTTGTGCTACCGCACGGCATCGTGCGCACGATCAGCGGCTACTTCGCCCGCTTCGCCTGGGCATCGAGGAACGCGCGCCCTTCCGGGGTCTGCATGTGCAGCTCGCGCCTCCGCTCCGCGCTCATCGGCTGCTCGGCCCCGAACTTGGCCGAGGTGATGATGTTGTCGATCACGCGCGCCTCACCCTGCGGGGCGGGCTGGGTCAGCGTGTGGGCCGGTCGCGCGGCACAGAGGGCGACCAGCGCGTCCACGCGCGTCCCCTCCTTCGTCTCGGTGCCCGCCGCGAAGGTCACGACGCCACCGATCGCCGCGTCGTCCTTCGCCGCCTGGCCGAAAGTGGCGACCAGCGCGGCACGCTCGGCGGGCAGGGCGCGGGACGCCGCGATCTCGCCGTCCGCGAACGCCGCCGCCTGGCTGGCGATATACTCCTTGCGCAATGCGGCGATCTCTGCCTGCGCGGCCTTGAACTCGGCGGAATCCTCGATCTTCAGTGCCATGATCGGGGTCGTGATCGGTGGCTGCGCGGCGATCGGGACGATCGGCTTGGCTTCCTCGGTGATGCCGAAGAACGCCCGCATGTGATCCATGAACCGCTTCTCATCCTGCACTGGTGCCTCCTGTGCCGCCATCGCGGCCTTGCGCGGGGGGATCACGAGGCACTTCGCGCCGTGACTCACCGCATGGTCGTGGATCATCTGCATCGCCTTGACCTCATGGGCCGCCGCGAACATCGGGTAGCCGCCCGCACTGGCGTTGTCCGGGCTACAGACGGCCCCGGAGCGCGCGGCCATGTCGTGCACGCCCTGTAAGGCGTCCTGACCGTGATAGGTGTCCTGGCGCGGCGCAGCGAAGTCCGCGTCCTCCTGGGCGGCGCTGAACGCGGCCATGATCGCGGCGTCGGCCACGCGCGGGGCCTTGACGAGCGCCAGCCGCGCCAATTCCTTCGAGTCGCGGTCCCAGGTGCAGGAGACCTTGACCGCGCCGCCGAGCACGGTGTCGAGCCAGGTCGGCACGGCCACGGTGCCGAACAGCGTGCGCCCGTCGTCGTCCGTCTCGATGCTGTAGACCTCGCCCAGTTGGCCGTCGAGCACGGTCGGCACATGCTCCAGGTCGAGCGGGCAACTGGTGAACCGCTCCACCGCGTTGATGATCTCTGCGGGGGTCATGCTGTAGCCCTTGTCGGGGTACTCGCCCGCCTCGAAGAGCTTCCCGCGCCGCAGCACGTAGTCGTCGTCGTGGGCGAGCGCGGGGAGCGTCGCGGTCGCGTCGAACGCCACCATCTGCATCGTGTCCTCCTGATCGTGCGCGCCGAATGCGCTGTGGTGTGCGGCGCGCGGGCGGCTGGCGTGACCCCCGTCCGGTGCCCGACGGGACCGGGTGCCCGGATGCCCCGCGTGCGGATGCGGCTGCCCGTGCGCGCCGGGATGGGGCGTGGCCGCGCCCTTGTGGGGCCGGGCCACGCCCTTGCGCCCCACGTGCGGGGTCGCCGCGCCGTGAGGCTTCTTGGCGGCGTGCTGCTTGACGACCGCCGCGTGCGTCGCCTTCGCCGCGTGCAGGGTGGCGCTGTGCTTCGGCGCGGCGATCGCCTTGCCGTGCCGCATGACGTGGGTGTGGTAGCCCGCGCCCTTCGCCCGCTTGACCGTCACCACATGCCGCCCGCCCGAGATGCGGGTATGCGCCACGGCGGGCGCGCCGTTACCGTTCGTCCAGATGCCATTCGTGGCGCGCGGCTCGGACGGGTTGAAGTCGAACGCGGCGGTGTCGCTGTGCTGCGCCTCGTTGGCCGCGTGGCCGGGCGTCTTGCCGGTCGCCTGGACGTGCAACCAGGCGCACAGCGCGTGCGGGTCGTCGATGTTCGGCTTGCCGCTCAGCGCGGTCACACAGGCGTCGTAGTCGCCACCCTGGCCGCCGCCGTTGCCCATCTTGCCGTGCCAGTATTTGAGCAGGGTAGACAGATTGCCCTTCATCTCGGCGTTCATCGCGGCCCCCCAGCAGCGACGGCACCCGTGCCGCGATCGGCGGACGTGCCACCGCCCGGCACGGTGCCCGGTGGCGCGATCACGGGCGCGGGCTTCGGCTGCGCGGCGAGCTTGGCCGTGTCCTCCGCCAGTTGCACCTCCTCGGGCAGCCGGGGCGGGAGGTTGAGCAGGCCATCGGTCGCGGTGAGTTGGGACGGGGCCAGGTACCCGGCGGTTTGCAGCGCGGCGAACCCGGTCATCATCGCCACGATGTCGCTCTGCTCGGTCGTGCCGAGCGTGACGCGCGGGCACAGCTTCACCGCGTCCTCGCCCCAGTTGTAGCGAATCCAGGGCATCAGGATGTCGCGCGCCAGCATCCGCGCCACCGCGCGCTTCGCCTGCTTGATGATCGTGTCGAGCACGTCCTGATGGACCAGCGACGCCGCGCGGCTCTGGTGTCGCCCCTCCTCGCTCGCCAGCGTCTGCCCCAGGATCGACTTGGTGATCATCCGGTCGTAGAGGTCGAACGCATGGATGAACGCCTCGCCCGTCCCCGACGAGAAGAAGATCGCGAACGTCGTCCCGTTCGGCAGGGCGAGCGCGGTGCCGTTCTTGAAGCCCGCCAGCGTGTCGAGGAGCCGCTGTTCGGGCGTGATCGGGATCGGCAGTCCGTTCGTGTCGAACGGGCCGATCGGGTTGCCCAGCGCGTCGGTCGGCACGTAATTCTGCGCGTCGGGGCCGGTCGTGGCGACCACGGAGGGCGCGGCGAACTGCGTCAGGTAGCGCAGGTGCTCCTGCATCACCTGGCGCTTCAGGAACCAGGCGGTGTACGCGGGGCGTAGGACCGAGGTGCCGACCGGGCTGCCCTCATCCGGGCGGAAGGAGAGGATCGCGAACTTGGCGCGCGGCATGAAGTTGGGCAGGCTCGTCGGGTCGATGTACCCGGTCTGCACGGGCGTCGCCTCGCCCGGTATCCGCGCCAGGAGGCCCAGCAAGCGCCCGTAGGCGTCCACCACGAACGCGGTGGCGCGGCGGGACTTCACGCGCAGCGCGGTCAGCATCAGCCGGGTCGCGCCC